ATTTGTCTACTATCAGTATTTTTATTTAATAAATAATGTTGATTATATAAATTTTTAATTTTTTCACCAGAATTTTTTAGAACATTTTCTGCATTAAATGGATTAATAGATAATATATATTCATCTGCATTTAAAATATAATTATTATTTAAGAGACATCCTATAATTTTATTATTTGATATATCAAATTTTGTTAATTCAGTATTTTTATAAATACTAACACCTTTCTTAATTAAATATTTTTCCCAATGATTAAACCATGCTTCATTTGTTGGTTCATTCATCATAAACCAATTACTATATGAATTTGTATTATACTCAATTTTAATATTATTAATGTAATTATGCTTATGATTATAAGATGGTAAATTTAAAATAGAAATACCAATACCTTTAAAATAATTTGCATATGATTCATTATATCTTTCAATTTTATATTTTTTTGAACTTATTTTATTTTTAAAAATATCAGTTATCTTAATGTTATGATAATCATCTTTTCTATTATTAGAAAATAAATATTTAAATAAAAAATAATAAAACCAAAAATTTTCTATAAATGTAAAATTTTCATTTTCATTTGAATTTATTTTATCTTTAAGAGTATGATAAGATATTGGTGTTAAGTTATCATATACTGATAAATTTATATTGTCAGCTAATGGTATTCTTTTCATTATATCAAATATATTATTATAATATGGCGCATATACTCTTAAAGAATTTTCAGAAGGAATACCATTTAACTCACGTCTACTTTTTGATACACCGCCAAGAATTGAATCTTTCTCTATTAATATTACACTAAATCCTTTTTCAACTAATTCATGTGCACATGTTAATCCAGAAATACCACCACCTATTATTATTATTTTTTTATTCATTTAAATATTTAATATACCAAATATTTATTTTAAATTAAATTAATTTAAATACTATAGTTGAATTAAATAGCTATCAAATAATAGTAAAGTATTACTAGTTATTTTTTAGATCTTTTACAATTTGGATATAAATTAATATAAAATATTTAGATTTTTACTTAATAATGTGTAGTTATATACAATTATAAGTTAATTTAAGAATTTTTCTCGAATGTTAAACCTAACATTGATGAAACACGACTTATTAATCTTATTTCCTTTCCTGGAAAACTCGTATGAATATTTCTGAATTCATTTTTTAATATTTCTTTAAATTGTTCTATATTTAATGGTGATAATATAATTATTTTTATTTTGTTATCATGTAATATAGGAACTATTCTTAAAAACTGATCAAATGATTCTCTATTAAACAAATGCATAATTACAATTTTAATAGTAGGTATTGATACTTCTAATTCAATAGGAATTCCTGAATGTTGAGGCATTCTTTGATCAAACTCTCCGATAGGATATCTACCATATTTTTTTTTATATTGTTCTTGAGCCCAGGATCGAACAACTAAAATTTTGTCTGTTTTATGAGTTAGCTGTGAATACTTAATAAAAGTAATTTCATTAATATCTGCTGGTGATTGAAATAAAACTATACCTGCACTTTTTTCTCCATCATAACTATCAAGTGTTAACATTTTTTTATCATTTGTTAATATATTAATCTCTTGAATTCCAAAAGAACTAAACCAATTATTTCTATAAGATATTCCATTAAGACTATTTAATGATAAAAAATTCTTAACACGTACATCATCATAACCATAAATATATGGTAAATATTTTTGTAATGATTTAATGGTTATATTACTTGTAAATAATAATGATTTGTTATTTAATATAACATATTTAAATGCAGTATATAAAAATTCACTACCAAAACCATATTCACTATTTATATCATCTAATATAATTAAATCTGAATCTTGAATAAAATGTAAGAAATCAATTGTTGATGAAGATCCAAAAGTTGATGAAGATCGTGACCTAACTAATTTAGAGCTAATAGTGTTAAGCCAATCATTATCTGTAAATGTTACTTTTAAATTATATTTTGACACAAAATTTGCAACTGCTACGCTTAAATGTGTTTTCCCAATTCCAGGAGTGCCGCCAAGTATTAGACCAATAGGACCATATTCAGTCGTTTTAGTCACTGTTTTTAATGCAAATTTTTTCATTTTATCGTACATTAAAATTTGTTGTTCAGACAATCTTTCATAGTTATCAAAAGAAGCATTAGATGTTTCTGCACTAAATGACTCGGATAATAGGTTTATTTTTTTTTTCTTTTCTGGTGGTAATTGTCTTTCTAAATCTTTAATAGATTCATTAAACCATTCTTGTCTTGGTTTAGTTATAAAACTATGTAATTTTTCATAATTAAATCTAATAATATACTTTACACCTTCAATTGATTCATCATAGGTTTTTCTATCATTTTTTAATAGTTTTGCTAATATACTTTTTTGATTTTCTGGATTTTTTTCAATAAAATTTTTAGTATCAAAATTTTGTTCTTTATTATAACCATCAATTAACAATCTTTTTATACCTTCATATGTTAATGGTTCTGAAAATTCTTTTGGTCCAAACCCAATGAATTTTAGGTCTCCAGATTCTGATTTACTACATATCAAATTCCATCCCATTGATGCTCCAGATGTATGTTTCAAATTATATTCTTCAACTCCTTGTATATATAAAATATCTTGGTCTTGTAAATCTTCAAGTGTTGGTGTTTCTATAATATCAAATAATACTTCTAAAGGATTTCCTAATACAGGTTCATACTTGGTACCTTCATATACTCTTCTTTCACCTTTTGCTAATCGTGAAAATAATGCAGGTGTTACGACAAATGGTGTTAATAAATTACCAAAAACTTGATCAAATGCTTATTTACCAATTAAATTATAAATTAAAGGATACACATTATTTTGAATTGTATTTGCACATTCTGTTATAGTTGGACCTTTAATAAATGATTTTAATGCATCAGATGGTTTAACATAATCGTATGATTGAAAATATGATAGTATTGTTTGACCAATAATTCTGTTTACACCAATATTCCAATATTTGTTATTAGCAACAGCAGTTATATTAATTGATGATTTACCTGGAAAATATTTTTCAATATAATCATCTGCATAATACATACCAGATTTTTCTAATTTACGTGTTTCATATGATCTATTATAACTTGACATTAACTCTACTAAATTTTTTGAATCAATTAATTGATTATCTGCAGAATTATTTGAATATAATTCAATTAAAAGTGGTCTTGGTTCTTGAAAATCTGCTTTTGAAAATCTTTGCATTCCTCCTTTTAATTTTAGATATAAATTCATTAATACACATATATATAAATAATCTATAATAAATGTTTTATTCAATTTTTATCTAATTATAGTAATGGGAAAATTTAAAATTAGATAATGAATTTAATAAATGGTCTAAAGAACACTATTTTAAATTAAGTAAATTAAAAAAAATAATCAGTAAATTTAGATAATTATTATAGATTATTTTAAATCTATAATAATAAATATTCTTTTCCTTTAAATATCAGATTCATTCTCAGAATCATCATCTATAACATTATCATCATTAACAGTTGATAATACCAATAGAACATGTCCTAAATTTGCAACTTGATACTTGATTATTAATGGGAAATTATTCTTTAAATATAATTCAACACAACCACATAATGTTTGACATTTTGAAAATAATGATAAATTTTTTAAATCATATGTCCCCTTCACGATTATTTCCTCATCTTCCTCCATATTTTTAATAATTTGTACTCCTTCTGTCTCATCTGTAAGTGTAATTTCTCCATCTGCAAAATCTCCTTCTGAAGAAAATATAATCGTATTTTGAATCTCTTTTGTATTAATAAATTTAATATTTAATTTATCAGACAATGCACTAGCATCACGAACAATTTTATGAAAATCATCTGATAAAATTATAATCTTAAATGGAAATTGAGTCGTTGGTAAATGAATACCTTCATCTGGTAATTCTAATAATTTTAAATTATATCTAGATCTTATTTTTGTGTCTCCATTTTCAAAAATAATAGTAATATGATTTTTATCATCCTCATTAAGAATTAATGAAGTTCCTTCATTATTTCTTGCAAATTTCATAATAGTATTAAATGATTTCATATTTATACCCATTTGAATTTCATTTTTACCATCAGGTGGATTAATATAAAATTTATCAAAAGATGATGCAGGCATTTTAACTTTAATTAATACTGCAGATCTTGGATTATATGCAACTATAGAAATTCCTCCAGAATCAGGAACTCCTTCTGTTGGTTTAATTAATTTAATATTAATATCTTTTAATGCTTCTTTTAATGCTTCTATTATTAATTTAAAAGCATTTGTTTGACATGTACCAGCTTCAAAAATTATATTTTCTGTATCTATATTATGTTGAAAATTAAGATTTATAATATTCGTATCTGGTGCCTCTACTTTTGTACGCATATATCTTTTATATTTTAATATATAATATTTAACTTTAAATATTTAAATATCAATTTTTTTTAAACGAATAAAAATATCTATCAATATTATATATTATGAATTCATATATATTAGTAAATCCGCATATTGAAGGTTCAATTGATACTAGATTTAAAACAAAAACAGCTAATGAAGCAGCAACTATTGCATATGATACAGTTTCAAAATATTTTTCAAATAATCTTCCAAAATTTTCATTTACTTTACAAAAAGCAGGATCTGACAAATTTTATCATTTTGATGTAAATGAGAAAATTAATAAAAATGACAAAATTAAATTTCAAATTAAAGAAAATTCTAGTATTACAAATTTAGATGGACTTAAAAAATTTATTGATACCAATAATGATAAACTTGAAGGTGGCAAATCACATAAATCACATAAATATAGAAAATATAAATATGATGATGAAGATTCCTCAGATTCATCTGATTCAGATGATGATTATTATTATTATTATAAACCAATAACAAGAACTATGCCAATTACATACTGGTCATACTATCCATATGCATATAATTTAAAACAAATATATGTCCCTACATTTGTACCAACTATATCTCCTTATGTTTATATTAATTTTTCAAATTAATGAATGATAAATTCTTTCAATATAATCTAATTTTAAGCCTTTTTGTGTATTTTCATACGCCCACTGAATAAATTTTTGTGGTAAATTATAATTATTTGCATCTAAAATTTCTAATGGACACTCTATATACATATATTCTTTTATAGTATTTTCATAAATTTCATACAATTCTTCATTATATTCTGAAATTTTTCTATAAATATCATACTGTTCTATTAATGATATTAATTCGCTACATACATTTTCAATTGTATCTGTTTTTATATTTTTTTCATATAAATTAATTATATAATCAGAAATATTGTATATAATGTTTTCTTCAATGTAATTATTATCATCATTATCACTGTTATATTCAATATCCATTTTATTTAAATATATATATTAAAATATATTTAAATAATTTTACTTACTTGAATTTTCATAAACAAAGTTATAAAAACTATTTTTATTAAATGAACTAAATAAAAGTTTATTATCTATATCAAGTATATTATATTTAATACAATTATTTACTAAATTCTTAAATAGATTATCAGCCTCATATCTTCGTGTATTTTCTGGAATATACATTTTTATATTTTGATTATTTATAAAATCATTATATTCAGATATATATTCA